GTATTATCTTCAGGATAAATAAGACCTTTTGATGGTAGGTCTATTGTTTCGGTTGGAAACTTGTGTTTCTTATTTTCCATATCTTTTATTTATGATAACTTTAATTATAATAATACATATTGAATATAAAAAAAAGCTTGACGTAAGCCAAGCTATTTTTAAAAAATATTTAATATTTGTTTTAGAAGTTTAGTACAGCGTAATCCATTGATATAGTCATAGCAATAGTTTGAGCTTCAGCACCTGTATCCCAATTAAATCCTTTAAATGCTGCATCTACTATAAATGCTCCTTTAATTACCCATTCTGATACTACATCACCTACTGGGCCTAATACATTAATAGTTAAATCTTTCTTATAGAAATCAGAATAACCATCTCTACCTGTTACAGATTCGTGATGTAATCTTACCCACTCCATTACTGCTTGAGCACCTGATGGTGTAATTGGATCATAAAGAGTCATACTTAAATTGTCCCATACTGATTTCCCCTTAACTTTTCTTTCAACATTAATGTGATTTAAAGTTACTACTTCTTGTGTTATTTTCACTTCTCCTATTTCTTTTATCATGTATGAAGGAATTCCATCTACATACATAATAAACCTATTTGCCTGTTTTGGTTCAAATGCTGTGAAAAATATTTCGTTGGGATTAATTACTGCCATTTTGTTTTATATTTTTATTCTATTATAAATATCTAATTTTTCAATTTTTATGCCGGGAAAGTAGCTCCTGTTGGTAAAATGTTGAAATCTAAATATATAAACTCAGCTGTTTTAGTTGGCTGAACATATATTTGTCCAATTAGTTCATTTCTATCAATAACATCTGGTGTGTTGTTGCTATCATCCATTACTACTTTAAAGGCAAATAAACCTTGTCTTTGTTGTACACTTTCTAGATATGGGTTAACTTGTCCTAAGAAATTATTTCTTGTAGCTGCTGTATTTTGTTCAAATACTAAATTATCTGCTACTTGTGAAATGAAATTTTTAAGTGCTATTAATAATCTTCTAACATTTACTCTATCTAAAGCACTAGCTTGAGTTTGTAATGTTTTCTGACCAAATACTACTACTCCTCTTCCTGGGAATGTAGCTAATGGATTAACTTTACCTACATATAAAGTATCTCTATTAGATTGTGTTAATTTTCTTTCAGCTTGTCTTACTGTACCTAATCCACCTCTATTAATACCTGCAGGTGCAAACCATGCTTCTGCTGTTGCATCATTTGATGCATATACTCCTGGTATTAAAGTTGAAGCTGGAACCCATACTAATTGTCCTGTACTTGGATCAGTAACTTGACACCAAGGCCAATATGCAGCTGCATATGATGAATCTATATCTTTTGCTCCAGCAACGGCATTTGCTATTGTTTTTCCATAAGGTAATAAATCTATTACTGCGATTGCATCTCCTCTACTAGAAACAACACTATTTAATTGGTTTATCTCTGTAGTATGTTCGCTTGAATTTAATCCTGGTACTGAGATAACATTATATCTAAAATCATCTTTATTTCCTAATAAATTTATTGCATCTGTATAATCATCACCAACTAATCCTTGAGTATTTACTCCTATATTATCATACATTTCATTTGCTGTTGTAGCATCAATAGTACCTGTAGCTCCTTCAAATGCTCCTGCTTGTGCTAATGGAATAGAATCTACATATTTAGCTTTTGCAATTCCATCATTATCAAAATAGTTTGGAGTTTTTGCTATTACACTTTTTACTCTTACATATCTTGAAGAATTAGAGAAATTACCTGTTATTTGTAAATATGGTTCTGAAGTAGAACTATCTCTTAATGTAGTTGTTTGATCACCTAATACTCTAGCTATATATCCCGATGATTTTGGATCTAATGATAATCCTGTATAAGTTTCTAATACTCTTTTAGATTTAGTATTATCATCTCCTCTTCTAATTAATAATGAGAATGTACCTGATCCTGTATCTGGGTTTGTAATTTCGTATCTTAAATTTTGAGAAGTACCATTTGCTAAAGCTCCTTTAACTGATTCAGAACCTGAACTATTCATTATTGCTCCTTGTGATAAGGTTTCTAATTCAAAAGCAACTTGATCCGTTATGTTTGCATCTACTAGTTTAACTACTAAATCAGTACCTGTACCCCCTAAATCTCCAGATGTAACTGTAATTGTATCTCCTACACTATACCCAGTTCCAGATCCTGTTGATACTACTGCTGTAGTTAAAGTATTAAGATCTTGAGTTTCTAATGCAATTACAGTATCATCTCCTCCTGGTAGTAAAGCTCCTAATGATTGGGATGGAATTGTAAATGACTCAGCTGTATATCCTGTTCCTGTTTCTAAAACGACTGCTGTAGTTACAGTACCTGTTGCATCTACTGTAACAGTAGCTTCTGCTCCTGTCCCTGATGAACCAGTTAATCCAACAGGATAACTTCCTACTGAACCTGTTCCTGCAACTGCCACCAACATATCAGCACCAACTAAAGGAGAAGTTCCTTTAACTCTAGTAATATTTAATTTTGTTCCACTACCTGCTGATGAATTTCCTACATCATTAAAACTGGCTGCAGTACCATTATCTGGGGAACTAATAACAGAAGCAAGTAAATTTGTTCCTTCTGGAATATTACCTGATTCATTATTATTTAAAATTGGTGTACTTACAGCTGATGAAAATGAACCAGAAACAACTCTAGTTACTAATAATGTATTACCTCCTCCTTGGAAATAATTAAATGCTGATATACTTGTGAAGTATGAATACTCATCATCTCCTATTTCTATTTCACCTCCAAAAGTAGCTAAGTACTCAGAGTAACTTGTAATCAGAGTAGGTCTCATAACAGGTCCTAATACTGTTGGACCTATAATAGCTGCTCCAGCTTGAACTGGACGTGATGTAATTTGGGATTCATCTTGCTCTCTCGCTAATACCCCTGGGGAAATTAATGTTTCTGCCATTGTGTGTTATTTTTATGATAAATATGTCAAAATTTTTTAAAAGTCTATTTTGTAGGTAAAAACTCACCAGAATCTAATGATATGGATCCTTCGCCATATTTATCTTCTAATTTTTTTGCCAAAACTGATTCTTCTTTTTGTAAATTTAAAAGGTTTTCTTTTAATTTATCTTTTTGGATTTCTAAATTCATTATTTGAATTTCTATATTTCCTATTGTTGTCGTTAAATCTGTAAAATTTTGTCTTAATACTTTTAATTTACTGATTTCTTCTTTTTCTAAAACTTTTTTGGTTTTTTCCATGGTTATAAATATTGGTTCTTTTGTTAAAAATTGGTTTTTTATTAATTAATATATAATGTTTTTTTATGTATTCAAAATATAAAAATAAATTAAACATCCATTTCTGTTCTCCATACTGAAGTTATAAAAAAATCTTCAGTTGTTGAAGTTGGATCTGTATTGAATTGTATAGACATAACACATCTCTCAAATGGGCTATATTCAGTAGGAGCGTTAAAATCTGATGATGTTAATACTATTGCCGTTTGAGGACCATTCCCATCATTAGGATTTGTTGATGCTGTAATGTTAGTGATAGTTGCTGCCGCCACATTTTGTATCCCTTGACTACCATTTGGATGTTTTCGTAATCTTATCGTAGCCGTAGCTGAAGTACCACCAGTAAGATTATTTAAGTTATCAAATCTTACCACCAATTTACTTAGGGACATACTATAAGGAGTTAAGTAACTTACTATATTAGATGTAGAAGTGGATTGTTCTGATTGATCTGACCAAGGAAAATATATCTGATCTGTCTGCACATCATCATTAAAATTATGTATAAAAATAGGGTAATTTATAAATGTTTCTGTTGGTTCTAAATAAGCAATTGAACCTGTTCTTGCTGTTATATCTCCACTTGAACTTATATTGCCTGAAGATGTTACATTTCCTCTTATTATAAAATCATTTGCAGATGAGGCGGTTAAAGCTGTTATTGCACTTGTTATACTTCCATCTAAAAATGATGCTGTTAGAGCATTTGTTGCATATGAAGCAGTACCATGAAAGTTAGAAGCAGATATAAATCCACTTGCACTTATGTTAGATGCTGTTATGTTTATAAATGGTTGATCTATACTAGAAGCTAAAACATATGAAGCTGTTTGAGCTGTTTCAACATATGAAGCTGTTAATGAAGTACCATGTAATGATCCTGTAAATCCTTCACTAGCACTAATATTTGAAGCAGTAATATTAGTTACTTCAATAGAAGGTTTAAATACTAATCCCCCTGCATTATCTGCAAAACTTGAAGATACTTCTTTTCTAATTTCAACTGATGCTGAAAATGCATATGATGCAGTTAAAGCATTTGTTGCATATGAAGCAGTACCATGAAAATTAGAAGCAGATATAAACCCACTTGAACTAATATTACCTGATGAGGTAACATTTCCAAATAATTCTATTGATTGTGAGGAATCAACTACTTCAATACGAGTTTCATTCCCACCTGCATTTATATCACCAAGTTTAACGGTTGGTGAATCTATTTTAATTTCTCCACTGGTAAGTGTTCTAAGTTCAATATAATCTTGATTCCCATTTATATCTATAAAATAACCAGTAGTTTCAACATCTATATCTCCTAAAATTTGTCTATTACTATCAGCTTGGAAAAATCTAGCTGATCCTTCTGAAGCTGTTATTGAACCTGTAATTATAGTATTAGTATTAACCCTAAATCCTTCTGTTTCTGAGATTGAGGCGGTTGCTGTTCCACTAGCAATTTGAGATAAATTAAGTCCTGTTATTGCACTTGAAGGAATATTTGTTAACCCATTACCACTACCTTTAAAAGCACTTGCTGTTATATCTCCACTTGCACTAATGTTAGATGCAGTAATATTAGTTACATGAATTGATGGAATACCAATTAAGCTTTCTGCTTTAGAAGCAGTATCAGCATAACTTGAAGATATTTCTTTTCTAATTTCAACTGAAGCTGATATAGCATAAGAAGCACTTATAGCATATGAAGATGTTAATTGATTTATAGTTCCTGGGGTTCCTGAAAATTGAGAAGCAGATATATGACCACTTGCGCTCATGTTTGAAGCAGTTAAATCTCCTACTAAATCTAAATTTCCAGCACCTTCTGCATTTACTGTTAACTTCTTTGCAGTGAGTGCAAATCCAGCTTGTCCTGCTAAATTTCCTTTAAATGAGCTAGTTATAGAACTAGCATTAATTGAACCTGTTACCTGTAAATCATTTGTTGTGGCAAAGAATGAACCTGTTTGTTTAAAAATTCCACTATCTCCCGATCCTGTATCTATGATTAAATCAAATGAATTTCCATTTCCTTTTTCAAAAGTTATAGTGTTTAGATTAACTGATGCTGTTAGTAAATTTCTTAATGATAAAGAAGAAGTGGTTGCTAATGAAGCAGTACCATGGAAATCAGAGGCTGATATAAAACTACTTGCACTTATATTTAAAGCTTCTATTGTATTTACATTAATATTTATTCCTTTAACTAATCCTGCTGCAGAACTAGCATAAGAACTAGAAACTGCATTTAAAACATAAGAAGCAGTAGTTGCTAATGAAGCTGTACCATGGAAATCAGAGGCTGATATATGACCGCTTGCACTTACATTACCATTTACAGTAATAAGATTATTTACTGTTAAATCATTATCTACTGTTAAATCTTCAAAAGGTTGTTCTATATTTGTTGCTACAATATATGATGCAGTTGATGCATTTAAAGCATTTGTTGCATATGAAGCTGTGCCATGAAAGTTAGAAGCAGATACATATTGACTTGCACTTATATTTAAAGCTTCTATTCTATTTACATTAATATTAGGATTAAATATTAACCCTCCAGCATTGTCTGCATAACTTGAAGATATTTCTTTTCTAATTTCTACTGAAGCTGAAAATGCATATGATGCTGTTAGAGCATTTGTTGCATATGAAGCAGTTAAATTATTTTCAACTCCTGGTTCTCCTGTAATTGACCCAGTTACTGTTAAAGACCCTGATATTGAAATATCATAATCATCTGCCCCTGTGAAAGCATCTACAGATTGTGATACCTGGAATGGTAAAACAGGT